ATAAAACTCAGACTCTTGAAATCCTTGCATAATTGGATCAACCGGCCCTGGTGTGGCATTGCCCGAATCTGGGAATCTACTTAGTAGACCCATTCCTGGGGCACTACTTAGTAGCCCTCCTAGTCCTCCGCTTGCAGATTGTAATGGTTGCATAGGTTGACCTGAATATGTTGGTTGGAAGGAGTCTGTACCCGCATCATACCTAGTTTTAAAATCTTCAAATGTCAAACCTTCTCCATACGGTTTATCTCTACTGTGTGGACTTGTTTTTCTGTATTCGCTAACGCTTGCTTGAAGTTTATCGTAGGCTGCTCTCGATGGATCTATTAACATTTCCACCTCTTCCTTGCTTGTCTTAGTCTAGAATTTGGATCGGAGGCTGCTTTAGGGAATTGTTTCATTTGACCAGCGCTCCTTGCACAATAAGATTTTCTTCTCTTTGCATCTTTGCTTCCCTTTTTTACTTTACCTGTAACAGCCGTTTTTAATTTAGATCCAGGGTTTGCTTTTCTATAAGCTTTAACTCCTTTAGTAGTCATCCCCGCCCTGATTTAGTAGGGCGAAAATTACCAGATTTAACGGAAGTTTTTATTTCCATATTTAATCGTAATACTTAATCCATTCGCACCAAACCACGTACTCTTGGCCCGCGACACTTGTAGTTGGAATCTCTAGTAAAACATCCCCTGTATATCCTGTAGCTTTTGTGTTTTGAAGTGCTCCGAAACTGGAAAAATCAAAGTTGTTATCATAGTTTAAAGAAAGAAAAGGAACATCTGAGGTAGCGTCCCAAGCCATAGTTGCAGAAGCATTTGCTGCTCCAGCGCCTTGATACCATATTTTGTTTAATGCTACTCGAGTGCAACTATTGCCTCCACTAGAGGTAAGTGCTGAGACATCTACTAAAGTAATAGAACTTGCGCTTCCTCCGTCAGCTAAGACAAAGCATGTGTTAATTAATTTTCGGTCACCTTGAAATTGAATTGCTGGACCTGTTATTGTATTTGCCATTTTATTGTTCTCCTATCATGGTGAGAGAGACATTACTCTCTCTCACAGAGTTATTAATTATTAAGCTATTGTTGCACCTTGAACTGAAGTTGCAACCCAACCAATAGTACTATTCCAAACTAAAGTAGCTGATTCAGCTACTGCATCGAACGTAATTGTAGTTCCATTTGCAAATGTAACTGGAGTTAAAGTTCCATCTCCACCATCAACAATCATAGTAACAATTTTGATTTGGCCTGAAGTTGTCCCATCAGCTAAAGTTAATGCATCAGCTCCAGTAGTAGTTAATTCAGTTATTAAGTTAGTTAAATCAACTGCACCAGCACCGGATAATGATTGAACACCACCTGTGATACTTGTTCCGTAAGTAGCGTTAGTTGTTACAGTACCTGTTGTTGTATTTGTTGTTATTGATTCAAAACCATTTTCCGATCGGACTGGTCCTGAGAATGTAGTATTTGCCATATTAAACCTCCTTGGTTGTATAGACCTTTCGATACATAGTCTCTATACCGTCTGACAAGCTCAGTGTATGTATCTAAGTATTAATGCTTGTAGTTTAAGTTATAGAATAAAAAAAGGGCGCAGTAAAGCGCCCTTTAAAATTAATGTTTTGAATTGTTACTTATGCACCAGATGTACCGAATACACAACGAGGATCAGAGAATCCATAAGAATATCTCTCTCTTGCTTTGTATCTGATATTACCTGTATCAAAGTCACCTTCCATAACTGTTTTTAATGGTGTTCTTACAAAGTGTTTGAAACCATTTGGACAGTCAGTTTTGATGTAGAAAGCGTCAGCATCAGTTAAGTAGTGATTAACAACATAGCCTTCAGGAATCATTGACATGTTTCTGATTGCGTTGATGTCGTTATCAGCTGTACCAACTCTTAGTGCAGAGTTCATAAGCCTATCAGCAGAGAACTGTAATTGTCTTGGGACAATTAATTTCATTCCTTTGATAGCTGTTCTTAATCCTCTTTCGTCAAGGAAAGCTGCAATGTCGATTAGTGACTGCTCTAATGATGTTTCATTTAAGTCAGCGTCTGTTGCTAATCTATTTTGCAAAAACCACCTGATTGAAGAGGGTGCTGAGTGTTAACTAAAGATACGCCGTCACCACCTGGGTTTGTTCCAGCAGCACCAGCAGTAGCAAATGCGTTGTTTAAAACAGCCGCAGCTTTTACTTGCTTAGTGTTTGCCATTGAACGTGCAAGGGCTCTTGTGTATCTAGCAGATAATCTGTCATACAGGTTATCTTCAACCGCTTCTTCTGTGATTGAAAAAGCTAATGCGATAGTTTCGTGTGTGTACCTAGCTGTGAAAACTTCGTTTGCTGTGTCAAATGCGACTCCAGCTCCCTCATTTTTAACAGGTGCACCAGCAAAACCAGCTAACATTACTTCTTCTTCAAATGCACGATCTGAAGATTCAGAATCAAAGATCTCTTTATCTTCATTATCGTAACGTGCGTACTCCAAGCCAAACAGGGCGTTTAGACCTGGCTCTAACTCTTTAACGAGTTGTGCTCTTGATATAGCCATAGTTTATTAACTCCCTATATGCCTGCAAGATTACTTGAGTAAAAATGCTTGTTAAGTTTAACTACGATATTACAGTTGTTAGCAGTCACGTCAGAGTTTTCAGGGTTATCAGATAATCCAATAACTCTCACTGCTGTGTTTGCTCCAGTTCCAAATGTAGAACTGTTAACTTGCGCCTGAGATGTCCCAGACCCTGTGTAACCGTCAGTCATGTTGACTAAGTTTGCTGTTTGACCAATGTTTGTATTTGCGAACGCGCCAGATACTTGAACTTCAAATAATTGGTTTGGATCGTCAATAACGAAAGCATTGATTATACCATCGTAAGATGAAGTAGCGTTTGGAAAATAGTTAGACCATGTTGGTTTTGAAGAGGATGTATCCACCCACTGTGCACCATTGAACACACCTAACGCAATATCCGCAACGCCAGTTGCAACTTGGATTGTACCACCAGCTACCATTTTCACAAGTGCTCCTTGGAAAATGTTTCCTGTATTTTCCCCATTCGCAATTGCATATCTAGTCTGTCCATTTGTAGACGGACCTGATCCTTGCATACGAACCGGGTTAAAGCCAAAGGCTCCATTTTGGTTTGCCATGTTATACTCCTTTATAAAGTATGGTTATTAAGTAAGTGCTACGTCTTGGTTTTTTAAAAACTATTCGTCTTTTGAAGAACCACCGAACGTAACTTTAGTTTTTCGCTCTGGTCTATGTAAAGGCATAGAAGGATGTTCGTCCTTAAAGAGATCGTTATCCACTGCATCTTGCTGATCCTGGGATATTTTTTGTAATAATCATTACGTTGTTTTGCTATCTCTAAAGGCACCTTTGCCAATAATAATCCACCCACTGAAACAATGCCTTTGTGTTTTCCTTCAGCTTCGGTTGGGAAATCAAAATCGGGAAATTCGTCAGCTCGGACAAGTTCATAACCTTGTCTAATTCGACCGATAACATTTTTGTTATCTTCATATCCTCTTACTGATTGCCTAATCCATCTGAATTTATAACCTTCAGGTGCGTCAGGGGTATCAAGCGTACTTGGTAGTTGCCATTCTTTTACTCGACTTTCGCTTTTCCTTGTGGAAGCAGATCTTGGTGTTTTATCTATCGTCATATTAATTACCTCTCTGTAACTTTAGTTTTTCCGACGCATATTGTTCGTTGGAAAGACCAAGTCGTTTTGCGATTGCCGCTTCTGAACTTGACAACTTAACTATGTTGCGTCCTGTGCCTCTGTTTCGACGTGCGCCTGCAACGGTTTGGACGGGCTGTTGCGTGACGGATTCCTCTTGTGAAGAATTTTGTTGTTCAAACTTATGAGGGAGATTATCTCTCATTCGTTTATCAATTTCAGTATAGTAGTAATCTGTACGAGGATCAACCCCCTGATTAACTAATTCTTCGTGAATTGCATAAGCGACGTTTGTCATAACTTTATCTGAACCAAACCATTCATTACCAGCTGCCCAAGATTCTGCTTTAGGATCTTTAACAGGTTGTTGTGGCTGTGGTTGTGGTATTTCAATTTCTTGTTGCTTAGGTGCATTTTGCTGTCTTTCAACTCTAACTTTAAGATCTTCATATCTAGCTTGGTCTGTACTTAATTTACCAATTTCTAATTGAGAATCAGCGACAGCTTCATAATCAGCGTCTTCCATTGCTTTTTTTAATTTAGCTTTAGCAGCAGTTAGAGAACCCGTTACTCTTCCACCCATTTCATCAACATAACCTTTGTTAAGTTGTTCTAAGGTAGCTTTAACTTTGTCTCTTTCTGATTTAATTGCTTGAGCAATTGTAATTGCTTCTTCTTCTCTTCTTTTAGATTCACCTAATTGATAAGCATATTCATCAAATCTTTTTGAATAGATTTACTGTACTTACCTTTTCCATCTTCTTCTTTAACTTCTTCAGCTTTACTAATATTTTCAACAACAGGATCTTCTCCTTGTGATGAATTCTTCTTCTACTTCTAAAAGTTTTTTTTTCTTCTTTAAATTCAACTTCATTTTCCGATGATGTTTCTATTATATCATCAGAAGTGACTTCGACTTCGTAAGAAGAAGTAGGTTTGGTTTTTTTCTCTGCTTGAAGCATTTCAATTTCTTTATCTACTGCGTTCATGTTACTACTCCTAAAATATCTTCTGGACTATCAATAGTCGCTAAAATTTCATCATCATTTAAAATACGTAATTCGCCACCTTCAATTTTAATTCTTGAACCAGCGTAACGTGATATGACAATCCAATCTCCTTTTTTACACCAAGGACCTTGGGGAAATTTTGCTTTATCTTGATAAGCATCAGGACCAACTTCTAAGACGAGAGCACAAACAGATGCTATCTGTTGTTCTTCTACGGCATTGTCTGTTAGTAAAACACCACCTTTAGTTTTACCTATACCTCTATAAGGTAAGACTACTAATCTCCACCCTGTTGGTTTAGGAACTTTAGATAACTGATTTTCATTAGGCTTTTCAAACTTAACTTCTTCTAGTTTTTTTTGGTATTTCTATTTTATTAGTAGGTTTAAGTCCTACTATTTTATTTTCTGGAATCACTATCCCAGGTGTCATTGTCGTCATCGTCTACCTCCCATTTGCGAAACAAATCCCCTAACATCTGCATCGAGTTTGCGAAGAGAAGTGAGTTGCCCAACTAGGTATTGGTAATTTGCCCAATTCTCTACGTTCCCATCTAATATAGTATCTTTTAAGTCACTTTGTCTACTATTAATTAAACGGAGAATAGCTACGTATATTGTTATCTCTTGAGTCACTATTTATCTGAATTAACTTTCTTGACCTTGTCGAAGGATCTTATTCCCGCCATGCCTAATAAAGCCATGACAAGAGGGAATAGTGTAGCCATGTCAAGCTCAGGTAAAGGTGCATGTTCAATACTAAATGCTGCCAATATAAAAATTATAAATTGTTTTAATACGTACTCCCACAATATCGCTAACGCACAACTCATCCCGATGAGGGGGCGCCACGACCGCTGCATAATACCACCAATGCCTGTGGCAGTGGATTTAGAGTCAGCTAAATTAATTTGAGTTTGTGTCTTGATTAAGACTTGCTTCTAATTTCTTTGAGTTTAATCTTAGCATTTATTTTTTTCTTCTTCACTTGTGTGAACGGAATCTATTATTGCTCCTACAGTTTTAACTAAGCCTCCGCCTAATAATTGATTAAGCAATTTCTTTTTTTACCTTTTTACTTTTCACTAAATTAATACCTTGGGGATTGGGTCCTCGCTTTGGAGGAATCGTTCTAGTAAGTCTTTTAGGTTTTTGAATTGCCTTATAACTTGTCAATTAAAATCCTCTCTTAGCTAACTTAGGTTTTCTCATAAGTCCACCTTTAAATTTTTTAACGGGTTCTTCTTTGCTTTTAGTACTACCTGTACTACCTGTACTCTTTTTATTAGCTCTATCCCATCGATCAGCTTCTCTTTCAAGTTGCTCTTCGGTAGCTTCCCTTTTTTTTTAATTTTTAAGATACTCTTCTTTAGTTGGCTCTGTCCCTTTTTTAAAGGCATTTTAGTAGAGCGTCTCCCTCAAAAAAAAGACCTTCGTCTGTTAATTTATCCAGACCTTTATTGATTAAATCTTTTAAACCCATTTAAAATACTCCTTGAAATTTGCCGCCTTTAGTTGCTGCACCCATACCACGCATTGTGGACTTACCACCAGCGGAGTTAAAAGAAACTTCTTTCGGTGATCCTAGGTCTTCGACCATTCCACCTTTGTTCATTTTCTTTGCCATTTTCATTTCAGTTTTAGTAGCTGGTCTTATATTGACTTCCACTACCATACCTTTTTATTTTATTTTTTTAGTCATTTCGCCACCTTTTTTAAATCCTGGGACACCTCTAGCTTTTAAAATATCTTTTTTAGTGACTTTGCCGTCACCTGTCATATCTGGAAAACTTTTATTTTTCATCGTGCCTCCTAGTGTAATGTTTCATTTACATGTCTAAACTCGACATATCTAAATGTTGATAATAACTTTAACAAATCCTGAGTTTGTTTCAAGCCTATTTCTTGCTTCATGGCCCACTGCCCAACGCATAGCATAGCTGATGCCATAGCTAAAGGTTCTACTCCTTGTGCTTCATAAACACCGAACAAAGCTTTAAACTCTGCTGTTAAGGAAGCAACTATTTCTTGATCTACTTCTTCCCACTTTTTTTATCTATTTTCTTATTCATTATTTACTCTCTTCCTCTGAACATCGATTCGTTCTCTTTGAACTTCTGTTCTTTGATCAGCGATATCATATTGTGCTTGAACTCTTTGTTGATCGACTGAAGCCTTTTGTTCCAATCTATCTAATTCAATTTTTCTAAGAGCTATATCATCTGCTGCTTTTAAGTTGAGTCTTTGTTGATCAATATCAATTTCTCTGTTTTTAATTTCAACAAGAGGATCATCTCCACCAATAGGTAAAGATTCTTGTTCTTCAGCTACCATATCATCTGTTATGGCTGCAATCTTAATAGCTACTTGACTTTCAATTTGCGCATTAAATTGAACTTGTAGATCTTCTGGAATCTTTCCTCCAAATTTTTCAGCTTCTTTAGCTAATTGAGGTTGAATTTCTTGCATAACTTCTAGTCTAGCCATAGCTCCTGCGTGCTCTATGATGTGTCCTTGTAAAATAGTAGCTACTTGAATATTGTTTCTGACTAAAGAGGAACTCATAAAAGCTCTATGTGCTTCAATGTGTGCTTCGTGATTTTGTTCTTGAAAAACAATTAAAGACATTAGTCCTAATGACTGAGCATTTTCCATTGCTGGATCAATAGGTTGAGGTTGAGCGGGAGGAGGTAGAATAGCTTCGATAGCTTGTACTCCTAAAGCTTCATACATTCTTCTGTATGCTTCATATTGATTGTGAATTTCTGGATTAGCTTGTGCTAATTGTAATTGTGTTTGAGCCATCATAATTCTTTGACTTGAAGAAAAAATATTAGGATCAGAAACTGGTTGGATATCTACTCTATCATCAAAGTCTTGAGCTTTAATTTGTCTATTCCCACCTTCAACACTATAAGGATATTCTGGTGGTAAAGTGCTAGCAAATAATTTAGCTAATAAATCAAATTCATTTCTTTGTGCATAATGACAACGTTTATGAATACCACTCATTACCTTGGTACCCTGTTCTAATAATGCCATTGTAGTTCCTACAGGATTAGCTTGAGAACCATCTCCTACTTTCATATCTGCAATAGCAGCGAATCTTCTACCAGCATCTACAACATATCCTAATAAAGAAAATAAAGTTTGATCTGGACCTTTGTAAGGAAGAGGCATCAATGATCCACGAATATCATTATTCGGAGCATCTACATCTCTGAACTCACCAGGTTGGAGAGGCTCACCATCGTCACGTACACGAAGTCCTCTAGCTTTAAAGCCAGCAGGTAAATTAGATAAAGTTCCAGCGTCAAGAAGTTGTCTAAGTGCTGCTGTTGCGGTTCTTGTTAAACCTCCTAGCATATGCACTAAACCAAAACCATAAAAACCAAGACCCGGTAAAAACTTGTAATGAACAAAAAATTCTTTTCTTAAAAACAAACCATCATCTGGTGCGTAGTTTCTATAAATAGATAAAATTTTTCCTTGCCCTTGTTCAATGGTTACAACGTAAGGAAGTTTTAATCCTGTTGGAGCTCCGCTTCCATCTATGTTTTCAAAACCTTCGAGGTCTAACTCAACGTGCATTTCTAATAACATATACTGTCCGCTGTACTCTGATTTTCTTACGCCTTCTAACTCATCATACTTTTCTTTAATTTGAGAATAACTTTGATACATTGATTCATCTTCATTCACATCAATATCTGAATCTCTATAAAAACCAGAAAGCATTTGTCTTTTTAAATCATTAGGAGAAATTTTTATTTGATGAGTAATTCTTTCTGCATCATTTAAATCTGTTGCTCCGTAATTCACCACCAGGTCTTCACTTGGAATAAATTTAGAACAAGGTCTTCCCATGTTGCCATCGTAATAAACTTTTTAAATGCACTGCCCGCTAGAGGTAGATGAAATAGAAGTTGGTCCATCTCTGGATCGTATTCTTTCATCTTGTACATGATTTGATAATTCATAAATTCTTTAACACGTTCTGCTTGTTGTTCTACTTCTGTTGTCACTTCACCTACGATAGCTGTTTTAACAGGACCGCCAGAAGGTAATAATTCTTTATACGCTCCAGCTTGAAATTGTGTGACGGCCTCTGCTAAAAGAGGGTGAGAAACTGACGACGCACCACGGAAAGGTTGTGAGCGAACAACATACTTAAATCCTAGAAGATCTAATCCTTTGATGTAGGCTTGTTCCCATTCGTCTCTTGAAGTTAAATCAACTTCATACTGTGCTCTTAATTCGTTTGAAATTTTTGACATGACCTCATCGGATAATGATTCAGCTAAGTTAGCCGCGAAGTCTTCCTCTGAGTCTTCCTCTCCTCCTCCTTCTTCTCCCCCTAAAGATAATACTTCACTTCCTTCTTCTTCTGTCTCTACTTCTAATTGTGATAAATCACTAGGGTTGCTTTCAATGATCTCTGCTGATTCTTCAATCGTTTCAGTCGGAGCTTGGTTTAAAATTTTATCTATATCTGCCATTTAATTTTTATAACATAAATTACGTTGCATAGTAACTAATATTCCTTCTTTCAGGTTTTTCCATTTCTTCGTCATAATCGTGGACTAAAGCTCCAAATTGTCTGTATCTCATCAATGCTTGTGTTGTGCTGTCCACGTAATCATCGTATCTACCATAAGGGAAAGCGGCGCATTCTTCAATCACTTCTTCTGCCCATTTATAATCCGGTGCCCAAACCATCCCTGATTCGAATAAAGGTGAAATGGAATTGACCCTTACCAATTTGTCATTGCCTCTACTCGGTGTAAAATTGATGACCGGAATCCCCATTGCTTGTAATTCGTGAGTTAGGGGGAGCCCCGTTGCTTTGGCTTCGATGACTATTTGCTCAGGTTGCCAATATTTATTTTCCTCTAGTGCGATACGTTTGAGATCTGGAAAATCCCATCTGCCCTTTTGTGCATCCAATAAAATAATATTTTGTTTGTTCGTTGCTTCATTTGTAAAAACTCCCCAGGTTGTAATGGCTGAGAAGTCGGCAGTGGTCCGTGCACTAAAAGCCGTGTCGTAGGATTGAATAATATATTCCACTTTAGGCATAGAATCCTTATCCCATATTTGCCACCACTCTCGTTTAAGAATACTCGTTTCTTCACTCGTGGGTTGTTGCTGCCATTGTGCATTCCATTTGCTCACGGGCAGTGATGCTTTGACCGCGTCCAACTGCTCTTTCTTCCAATACTCTGACCAGATAGGTTGTCCATCTTCTTTGAGTGCAGGGAAATCAATAATCTCCCATTGGTCGGCATGGGAATCTTTACTCTGCGCTTCAATTAATCTTTCTGTTAAATCCGTCTCTGACCATCTTGTCATGACCACGACTATCGCACCACCAGGTTGTAAACGTTGTCTAGGACCAGAGGTGTACCATTCCCAGGCATTTTCCATAGCAGTCTTGGACATGGCATCTTGCTCGGAATGCGGATCATCAATGATCAGTAAGTCTGCACCACGACCCGTGATAGAACCTCCTACACCAGCTGCGAAGTATTCACCGCCATGGTTTGTTTCCCAACGGCCCGCTGCCTGTGAGTCTGCTCTTAATTCTACTCCAGGGAACACATCTTTAAATTCTTGTTCGTTCATCAAGTTACGAACCTTTCTACCAAAACGATATGCTAGCTCTGCTGTATGGGTGGTTTGAATAATCTTCAATTTAGGGTTATGCCCCATCATCCAAGATGGAAACAAATAACTGGCAAACTCAGACTTTGTATGTCGAGGAGGCATGTTTACAATTAATCTTTTTATCTTTCCGTCTCTTAGGGCCTCTAGTTTGCCTGCAATGATTTTATGGTGCTCCCCCCCTATGAAATCGGGCCAGATATTTTTCACATAATCAAGAAAATTTTCTCGGGATGATTGAGCAAGTTCTAACTGTCTCTTTTTAAGTTCAAGTTTCCTTACAAAGAGCACACGCTCTTCGGGAGTCATCAAGTCTAAATCTATCGAATTCTCATCCATTTATGTCTGTATAGTTATATACTAGAGCAAGTCTACAAGTCTACCCTGAATTTAGGGTCTAGCCTTAGATACAGAACTAATACCTTTTGTAGAATAAATCGATAGTACTTTGCTAACTACTCATTGCTCAATGATACTCTTAAATATTAATTGTTCGTTGTACATGGTTAAGTACATATTGACCTTCGGTCTTTTATTATTGTTCTACCATTATCTAATTTTTATTTCATAAAAAATTGATAATGGTGGCGGACTTGCCATCTATCCACATGGGCAATGGCTCATGGCACGCGGGCAATGGCACAAAAAAACCCCGCATGAATGAACAAGCGGGGTTTTAAAATTAAGATTTAAAATTCGTGAATTAATAATCTTTGAGTATTGGGTATTTCAATTACCTGAGTTGTGTCGCTTAAATCGTCTATAGTTTTATAATCGTCTGAGCAATCGTTTAGCGCTTCTGCAAGGTCTTCGTACTCTGTCCACTCACAACTGAAAACGATCGGATCGAAATCGAACTCTGATCCTGTATCGTCTTCTAATTCTGTTAGATAATCAAAGAGGGCAGTGGCGCCCTCCATAAGAAAATCCGTATCTGTCTTTAATCATCTCATCTCTAAATTGATGGATGGCTATTGTATCTTTCATTTATGCTCCCCTCGTATTTCTAATGTAAACGCCTATTTCTTTTAGTTCCTTCTTGGTCAATGGTTTAGGCGCGTTTAGTTTTTGCATTCTATTAAACCAAGCGGAACGCATTTCAAATGCAACGTTAGCAGTAAATCCGATAAAATCCTCCCAAACTAATTTATCAGAAATTACTTTTTCACCATGCAAAGCATTAGCTAGAGTAGTTCTTAGTTTTAATTCAGGTACTAATTTTTCGTGTACTGAACTAATACCAAGAAATACTAGAGCCATACCTATTTGGAAGTCTGCTCCGTTCATTGGTTTTTTTACTTTTCTTGAGTCTGTGTTTAAAGTCATCTTTATATTCTCCATTTCTATAATTAATAATATAGAGAAATATATTAGATTATCAAGTTATTAATCTAATAAATTAATATTTTTTTTTAATTATTTTATCAACAGCTGGTGAAATCATTTTTTTTTTGGGCCAAGAAACATCTATTTTAATTTTACCTCACAAGAATTTTTTCACGGCTCGCAACATCTCACCTCCTGGAAATTATTTATTAATAATCGATCTTTCTTGGTGGCAACTAAAAGAGCGATAAGTCACAGGAACATAGCGATAAGTCACAAGAATTTTTTTAAAATAGCGATAAGTCACATGGATAAAATCGCTCAACCTTACAGTCACATGGATAAAATCGCTCAACCTTACAGTCACATGGATAAAATCGCTCAACCTTACAGTCACATGGATAAAAGGCACAAGAGCAAGGGGCAACGGCTAACGGGCAACGGCTAACGGCTCATAGATATTGACTAAATAATAATGATGAATGGACAACGGCTCAAAGGCTATTAGGATTTTATTAATTGGGGAAATAAGGAAATAAGTTTAATAATGATTTCTTTTTGTTTATTGGGGGAATGTATAAAAACTAATCCCCCAATATAGAATATTTAATTAATTAATCTTGATTAGTATCAGAAACAACCAAACAAAAACCAATTAAAAGAAAGCATACTAGAATAAAAGATACCCACAGTATAAACTTCCAGTAAATTAATCCTTCAATCATATTTTTAAATCCCCTTTCTTTTCTTCAGTTAACACAGGTTTAATTAATGAATTATTTTTAGCTTTTAATTTTTCGCATAATTCAAAAATTAACTCTGATACTAATTCTTGTTGGTCGCTAGATATATAATCATCGATCATCATATCAATATCAGGTAAATCAAGATTAAAACCTCAATAGCTGATAAAGGCTCGTATAGGTCATATTGTTTTTGACTGTTAATACTTACAATAGAATTAGATTTTTTATAATTATAACTTTCTAAATCATAATCATAATCATCATTAATATAATTGTAGTTATTAAAGTTGCTATAGGTCATTGGAGTATCCTTCCAATAGAATTAGAATACCAATTTTTATCAACAAAATTCCCCTCATTTTTATTAATTATAAAAAATTGATTTGCCTTCGTATCTAAAAAACTAATTTATCACTTTCAATGTGCCTCTAACTGCTCAATAAAATATTTACTATGTAAGATATTTTTATTTTTAATAAATAAAGGTTTTAAATAGTTTTCATTAAAGAAATACGTATCACTATTTTTTTATTTAATAATGGAATAGGCAATCTTGCTCCATTGTGCATAAAAGCGATAGATTTATTTTCATTTTCAAATGATATAAAAGGGTGACAATTCTCTAAGCTTGAGACCCCCTTCTGTTGTAAATCTAAAATGCATCGCCATTTTTATTTGTTTCTGATTTATGCAAATTAAACAAATTTAAACAATCATTAAAATTCTTAGGAATAATTTTATCAATTATTAGTTTGTTATTTTTTAGCGTACATTAAACCAAATCCATCAGAATTACGCTTATATGCGATTTCCATATCTTTGATTAATTGATCTGTTTTCAGATCATTTGCGACTATAATTAAGCACATTGTTTTTTATTCTCACTTTCTATATTTCTTAAAACATTAATAAAACCTTTTCTATTAATATTTCTAATTTCTTCATTATAATTAGTAAAACTAAATAAATGATTTTTGTTTAAAAATTCATACAAATTAAAATATGATTTTTTAGTATCAGATAATAAATAGTTAATATAATCATTAAATGATAATTTAGTGATAGAGGTAAATTTAATAAAATTATTTACACTATCCACAAATTCAAGATTTCTAAAAAAAGAATTTTTCTTTCAAATTTACTTTGAAATATTCTTATTTCTATCGTTTCATCATTACAAAAATTAATACATCTATATTTATAATCGGATTGATTAGGCGGGGTGATTGAGTCCGTTATATCAATATGATCGTAAAATCTTGCATATTCATTTTCTGACCTGCCCGCGATTAGTTGGATAAAATCCCTATTACTTTTTGAATGATAAAAAGTATTAAGTTTTTTTGCTCTAAATCGGTAAAATATGATCTTGAAAAGTGGATATGCATACCGCACGTTTTAGCTTTAAAACCTCTTACATCATCATTATTATTTTTTAGTAAAAAAGACTGCCAAAAAATATTTTTATGATAATCAAAAGTCGCATTAGTTGAAACAATTTCAAAACCATAATTTAATGAGCCATCACGCTTAAACAAGATATGTTCTTCATTAAAAGTTGGTTTCATTTTTTCTAATTACA